CGTTTATTTCTTTTGAAAAATAATGGAGAAACCTGTTGTAGAACTCCCTAATGGTAGAGCACCGACAAGTTGGAAATCTCGACGTCAGGCACGTCCTTTTAAGGAAAAGGGGCCACGTTTGAGTGAGGGTTCGGGCATTAAGCCCGATGTTGTTCCCTTTAAAAAACAACTTGAAGTTCGAGATGTGAAATTCCTCGACAATGTTAAGAATTACGGTCTTGCTTTACCGCAGCGTCTAGAAGAGACATTTTCTTCACGTTATAAAGTGCACGTTCTCCCAAATCAGGGTAATATGATTTATCATCCCATTTCCTCGGGATTTCGCTCTTTAGCGACTGCTAGGGGTTTGGGTAAGCTTTATGCTTTGGGGGTGCGGCACGTTATTAGTGTGTATGGTTCAGATCGTGATAAGTCCGTTTTGGATGTTTTGAACCGGCGGGTTAAATTGGAGGATCAATTACAGCTCACTATTAGTGGTGCAATGATTGTTCCACAAGATATTGTACGCAGATTGAAAGATAATAGTTTTGATTCAAAGAAAATCTTGAAGGTTGGGTTGTTATTGGTTGATATTTATGATGTCGCCGGTTTGACTGATTCGAAATTTAATTTAGAATTTTTACGCAATCTTATTAATATTGGGCCAGTGTGTGTTGTTGCGCACCCTTTTTTAGGGGCGTGCGGCACCTTGGACAATGAGGGTGCTTGGGTGCGGCTTCCGGATGGTACTATTTTATCCCGTCCAGATGGCGTTACCCCTTCTTATGCTGCCCATAATGATATCAATTGGTTATTGACCGATGGTGTAGCTCCAGGTTTGGCTTGGACTATGTTTGAGACTGTCGGCAGTTTTCGATTGGTTATGATCATCGAAACGGATTTAATTTGTAATAGACGTATTGAGCCTATTGTGGAAATTGGTTGGGAAGTGCTCCCGGTCCCTGATTTGAATGGAAACTTACGTTTGTGGGTTTTCAATAATTTTCCAATTTCGATACAACAGTATTGTTGGCGCTGGCTATTTAAAAATCGTAAAGTAATGGTTGATATTCGTTTAGTAAATGATCTAGTTAATTGGTCTTTATTTAAGAACATCGATATTTACACTGTTAGGATGATGGTAGCCCGCGCACGTGATTTATTGGGACAACGGTCCCATTATAAGGTTTTGACCGAATTATTTCCTGCGGAGGTTAGTGATTTGTTGGAGGGGTGCATAATTAGTGCCCTTATTAAGAAACAACAATCCCGACTGGACACTTTGGTTGCTATGAATTTAGCGGTCGGTGATCAGTTTGTTGGATTAAACCATCAACAGAAGATTATTGGTCAAGTTCCTTTAGCTGTTGGCTATAGTTCTAATTGTTTAACATTGTCATTTATTGTGTTTTCGATTCTTTCTCTGGTGTTTATTGCTGGCTTTACTAACCACACATTTTCTGTGTGGAATATTGAAGCTGACACTACAAAAATTTATTTGATAATTTTTGCGCCATTGTTAGAAGAAAGTTTGAAGAGATTATCTTACCCTTTTGGGGTTGTATTTCTTTGGTTGATTATATTTTTTGAATCGGCCCAGCTTTTATTTCAAATGGGATGTAATATTCAGGCTTGTGAATTATGGCGTGTATCTTGGGGATTATGGGGTAACCTTTGTCTCCAACATGCCTTAATTCATATAGGCCTTAGTAAAATTCCATTTTTATTAGCTGTTATTATTCATATGTTATTGAATTGTTTGGTTTTAGTTTCTAATTTTGGATTGCCTTTTGGTTATCCAATTTATGAGGTTTTGACTGGATTGAGTTTGATACCGATGTTTATTATACTTTCTTCTTTAATCTTTCGGTGGATTAATAAAGAATCGTTCATTTCTAATTGGGATTTGTTCCGTAAACATTACTACGACCAACCCTGGAATTGTCGTTCCGGGGGGTTTGACACGATGATTAAATCGTCGAGGTTTGATTTAGGTCGTGGCATTGTTTGCAAAGAGACTGTGCCTTTGAATGTTCCTGTTCCTGTCATTGGAGCCCGTTATTTACGGGTTGAGGATAAGGATCAATTACTAGGTCAGAGTTTCTTTGAGGAACCAACTCGTGGGAAGGTTTATTTTCTTAAACCAGTTAATAGTCCTGGCTATGCTCCAGCACATAGTGATTCTAATATGGTTGCTGTCATACAGAATCGTCTTTTGCGTCAACCACCTTGTGATTTGGAGTTGACAGCGGATGCTTGGTATCATATTTTACGATTAGATCTTGGTGTTTATGATGACATTAAGATTGTTTATGGTAAGACAGATATGCCTGACTATATTTTACTTAAAACTCAATTTCATTCTGGTAAAACTGCCCTTAGTTGGGCTGATGGTGAGGACCTTGATTATTTATATGAATCGGGGGATCTTGACCAGGATGAATTATTGGACCAGTGGCTTAAAAATTTTGAGGGTGATAAGATGCGTTATAATCGTGCCCTCGAAGCTAGTCGCTTGTTGAGAATGACTGATATTACATACGATAGTAAGTACTATTTGAAGACAGAAGTATTTGTTAAGACAAATGAGCTTCTTTTTCAACGTGATGCTGCGGGGTATCCTAAGATGAACCCACGACCGATTGCGTATGTTTCACCAGTTGTCCAAGCTGATATTGGTCCGCAAATTTATGCGAGTTTTATTAGGTTTAAGGAAGTTTTTTCCCCTATAAGAGAATTCAATTCGAATCGGTATTTAGGAGAATATGGTAAGTGTGGAGGTAATATACCTGTTTATTACAGCTATGGTGGAGCATCGAATGATGCTGAATTATCTTGCTGGATGAATTTGGTTTTGCGACATTCAACTCCTGCATTTTTCTTATTGGTTTCAGGTGATGATATAGTCACCGTCATTGTTGATGGTAAGGGCTATTTTCAAACTGCTGAAGCTGATATGACCATGTTTGACCAAAGCCAAGGTGATTATGCTTTGCGCTACCAAATTTGTATGATGATTGCAATGGGTTTACCTAGTGCTGAGGCATACAAATTGGATCGAATTCATTATAGTTCGTATCTTTGCCCTTTTAAGAACAAGGATATGGGCGTTTTGCTTGTACGTAATCGTGCTAGCCGTGACACCGGTGGCCCTGATACTGCTTATGGTAACAGTTTGACCGCGGGTGCTGCAACAATTTTCTCATTTGGTAAAGGGTTTACTGAGAACGGGTTTGATCTCGATCTCATTGAGCGGGCTTATTTGAGCTGTGGTTTTAAAGCCAAACTTAAAATACATCCAATAAACGATGCCACCAGTGTTACTTTTTTGAAAGGTAAATGGTGGTATTCTAATGCTGGATATATTTGGGCCCCTTTACCCTCTAGGGTACTTAAGTTTGGTAAATCCCTGCGAGATCCCGTGGACATTTGTGCCGGGGATCGGCGACAAGCTAGTGAGAAATTTTTAGCAATGCAAAGTGCCAATTATGACACTTTTTATTGTTGTCCCATTTTGCGTGAAATGGTAGACAATTGTGCTGATGAGATTTTAATTCCACAAGCTGCTGCGGATGCATATATTGCAGAGACGAATAAATATAAGATTAGAGGTGGTTATGGTAAGGAGGTACAAGATTTACTTACTCATTACACTGGTTTTCACCGGTTTTTATATTTGTCTTTATTGTCCGACGGTATTGTTGATGGAGTATGGCGACCTAGGGTTGACCATGATCAGGCTCATGTAGACATTATTAGTCGTTATAATGTTGGGCACGATTTAATTGTTGCTACGGCTAGAATGATTAGAACTTCTGAACGACTTAGTTTTCTCCAATCACCATTATTTGAAATAATGGCGTTGGTTGATTATAACTAAGTCTTCTTTTGGCCCGTCTTTAGAGTGGTTGGTGGACGGGAGAGTGTTGTCTATACACTAGCGAATTTAAAGGGAGCTTATACTAATTACATTAAGTATCTTTTCTTAATGAGATATGAGCAGAAAACGAAAGAAATTAAAAAGAAATCAAACTCCCCTCCCCTCCAAGACCGTGCGCTCGCAGAAAGAGTTGTTGCAAAAACGTCCCAGCTCAAATCGCTCATCTCCGGTGATCCCTCAAGAGATCATTCAAGAGATGACGTCCGCTTTGGGCTCGCCACAGAAACTCAAGGGCGCAAAGTTGGAGGAAACCGAAAGTTGGTTGGATTGGGCTTTGGACAAAGCTCAAAAATTCGGCCCGATATTACTTCAAGTTCTGCCAGAGCTCCTGGCACTTCTTTAAGTCGTTTATCTCAGTACACTGTTAATGGCCTGCGTACTCAGGTTGCAACTCGGCATGCATCACTTGCTTCTTATAATAAGGCGGTGAGTAATGATATGTCAGTTGCTTTGAATGAGGGTTCCACTTTTCGTGGCGCTCGTCATCAAGAGTTTGAGTATATGCGTGGAGCAGACCATCATATACGTGTTTCAGGGCGTGAATTTTTGGTTTCTTTGGCTACTACCGCTAATGCTTTGGCGGTTGGTGACCGTTTTGCTTCTGGTATTGCTATGCTAGATCCCCGTGGAATCGGTGGTCGCATTCAATATTTTTCTGAGTCGTATGCACAACATAAGTTTTTGCGTTGCAAAATTTGTTATGAACCTGTTGCCCCTGCCACTGAGGCGGGGGCAATATTTGTTTATTTTGCCCCAGATGTTGGTGAACAAACTTTTGTTCGTAGTACGGAACTCTTACAACATGCATCAACTTTTCCGTGTTTTATGCAGACTCCTGTTTGGCAAGCTGCCGAAATGGATATTTCTCCACAGGATGCATTTACGCGCTATTTTGATAGTACTGTTGGTGAGTTTCGCACTGAAACGCAGGGCATTATAACAGCAGCAGCTGCTAGCGCACTTGATGCTAACACTGCTTTTGGAAGTCTATATATAGAATATGATGTGGACTTCTATTCCCCTGAACTCGATTTTGAGTTACAATTTCGTGCAGGGGGAAATTTGACTCTTACTTTTTCTGCAGTTACTGGTGCTATGTTGGCTGGTCAGTCTGTTCTTTGTGTTGCGTCAGGTATAGCAGCAGGTTATGGTGCTTTTACTTTGACTGGCGTCACGAATGATATTGGTCTTGTGGACTACCTCTTTTATGGGGTTGTTTATAATTCTACAGCTGACTTTACGGTTGACGCTATTGGTAATAAATCTTTAATAATACCTTTTACAGGTATGGGTGCTTGGTTTAGGTTTTGGACGACTGGTGCAACTGTCGCCACTGCCTTTTATCCAAGTTTACTTTCGGCTTCTCAAGACGAAGGTGGACCCCAGGCCTATAATCCAGATCTTATGGCTTATTATTCACCCGCATATACTTTTGTGGGTGCAATAACTATTCAGTTTGCTGGTTTTTGGTATTTGATTAGATAAGAAATTCCTTTAAAAAATAGATAGGGTAAAGCGCGG